AAGTACTGATGAACATGCTCTTCCAAAATGACCGGGGCAAAGGGTCTGAATTTTTGTCTGCGTTTAATTTGATTTACTTTATCTTTTATTTCTTTTCCTCTAGGGTCTGCTAGTAAGCTACGATTGCCTAGCGCCCTTGGGCCAAATTCTGCACGACCGCTAGCCACTCCAATAATACCATCTGACAATAGTTTATCAAGTAAATAGTTAACGGGATAGGGTCCACTAATGTTACTGCCAAGATAACTATCAACCCAGTTGATTTTACCACCATATCCTAGTGCAGCCGAGCCAAGACTAGAACCAGCATCGCCTGGATTAGGCATGATCCATATATTATTAAAATAATTCCCCAACAATCTATTTGCTAAACAGTTAAGTGCTACACCTCCACCGTATACTAAATTTTTACTACGACTTAGTATCCTAGCATGTTTCATTACATTGCATATAAGTTGTTCGACTAATAATTGACTACTTGCCGCGATATCCATATTGTCAGCATTAGTCAAATAATCATCCGATACACCTGCGTGTAAATTATATTTAAATCTTAATTGACTACTGTCATCTAATATTTCTTTATGCATTTCGGCATAGTATTTGGGATCACCATATGCAGACATTCCCATTAGTATGTATTCTTCATCCATTGGGCGCAAGCCTACACGTGCAGTCATGGCGCTATAAAATAGTCCAATACTATTGGGGTATTGTCTACTCCATAATTTTTTGTAAACTGCCTTACCATCTATGTAATTTGCATCCCAAATACTAATAGTATCAAACTCACCTATGGCATCAATCACCACTACTACTGCATCACTAAACGTACTTGTTTGAAAACTAGCGGCAGCATGACTAAGATGATGACTATGTTTTATTATCTTTTTGTTATCTAATAAATTGTGTACGCTTTTACCAATAACACTAGATGCAAACATAGAATTTAATTTAGGACTTTGACCCGCACGTAATTGTCTTAAAAACTTTAACCAAGGCCGTTCGTAATAATGTAGTTCAAAATCATCATCTAAATAACCCAATGCATCTTGTACTAAGTCTGTGGCTATATGCTTGTCATGTTTGATTTTGCTGTAACGCTCACTGTGACCAGCAAAAACAATGTCACCGTTATGGTTTACAACACTTAATGCCGCATCATGAAATCCACTACTAATTCCAATATAATTCATATTAATATATAAACGGGTCTTTTTTCTTTAGGTCTTTAAGTCTCTTGCGATACTTATATTCTCGTACTATACTAGCAATAATTCTTTTAAAAAAATCTATCATACCTTTGCCATTTCAAAAAACTTTTCACATACTAGATTCTGATGCATAAAGCCAGGATGTGCTGATAATGCCGCAGTTTCACTGACATCACGACCTTTGTTCAAATGTAACTTTTCTAATGAGGTATTATTCGGGTGTTCAATTCGGGCAGTATGTATGCCTTGGAACTTTTTAAAAAAATTAGTATCACTTTGATGTGTAACAAATTCGAATAAATTTACACCAGCGCTGTTACACAATAAATGTACTATCTTACGTAGCATGTCAAACCTATTATCAATGTGCGATTCTTCCATTATAAATGCTTCATAACTTTTTGTCCAATGATTTTTATCTAATGATAATCTATTAGGCAACATAAACTGTAACTTATTATCAAGCCAGAATGCTGTTCTAGTTATCTCGGGCCAATTAATCATTATGAATTTAGGTTTCTTTGGTGCAAGTGTAAACAGTTTAGTAAGATTCCACACTACTACTTCTGGTGTACCACCACCTACGCCGGCGTTTATGTAATCAACGTTTGCACGTTTTGCAATTAAATGAGCAAACGTATCTTCTACTGGGATACCGGTGCCAACTGTAAAACTACAACCAAAGAAAGCAAAGTAATTATCATAATCAACTTCTGATAATTCTTTATCCATTCTGTAACCCAGACTATTAAATTTATAAGTTACTGGATTGTTATACCAATACCAACTACTACCAAAACGTTTTTTGTTAACATTGAATAACTCAAGCGTGTCAGTATGTGCAAACTCTAGTGTTTTACTGTGTGTATCAACATAAGGAGTAGGCAACAAAAAGTTCATAGTTCTTTCCAATCAGTATACATCCCTACTAATTCAGGATATGTCTCACTAAAATTAGTTCCTCTGCGGCGATCATGCTCATCTACAAATGCTACAAAGTCTTTACGGAATATACTATTATCTTTGCCAGAATCTATCTCTGTTTTAATGATGTTGTATATTCTACGTAATTTGTAAATTTCGTGTTCATAGAACCCAGTGTATTCTTGGCTCGGCACACTACTTTCTTGATTATCTTCCATAAACTTAATCTGTTCTTCTACATAATGTAATAAGTTTTCTGGTATAATATAACTTGCTTGATGAGGTGGGTGCCGTAAGTATGGCATATCCATAACAATAGGTGCTCTATGATTTTGATATGCAATATGTCTATACTTCAATCTAAGTTTCAAAATATCATCTAAAAATTTAGTATAGCTAGGAATACTTAATATGTTATACGTACTCATAATACTAATAGCCGCACGTGGTACTTCGTTAATCATGCGTTCTATATTTTTCAACCATTGTTCATAGTTCATGCCATGACGTATATATTCTGCTTGTTTACCATGTGCTTCTGCACTTGTAAATATTTGCAAATGTCCAATCATATTGTTATCCTGTATAATCTTTAATTTTTCAATAAACTTATTATATAATTCATCCGGAACATTCATATTAGTGTTAACACTGAATGTTAAGCTAGGATTAGGGTTCTCAATAATATAGTCAAGTACTTTAAACGTATTCTTACTTAATAATGGCTCTCCACCAGTAATACGAAACTGTTTAAGTTGGCTATACATCGTAGGCCACCACTTCCAAAATGCTTCAACATAGGGGTTATCTTGATTATTTGGAATAGGCATTTGTTGATTTTGCTTGAACCAGTCTAAGTTATTAAACTTATTGCTTGTTGGATATGGACCATGTCGTTCAATTTCTTCCATCCACATGCTACTGATGTTCGGGCTACAATAGCTACATTTGAAATTACATACGCTACTGAAACTAACTTCTACATAGCTAGGGTCAACGTTATCATCCCATGGCTTACTAGCAATATCTTGTACATGATTATATGCCCAAGTTGTGTCAGCACTCTTGTAGATTCTATCACTATACTTGTTGCCGCTATCTTCTGCACGCCAGCAATAGTCGCACTCTTTAGGACGTACTCCTTCTAGCATTAATTTACGTTGACTCTTTTTAAAGTTTGTATTATGTAATGCAGTAGGGTTTACACGTATTTCATCTAACGGAACCAAATGAGTGCCAGGGTGATGACAACTATGTGTATGTCCATTTTGTAAATGTAGCGTTACTTGCTTCCACTTAGCTACACAAAAACTAGGACTTACATTATTAATTTCATCATAAGTGTTTCTAATGTGTTCTTGATATTTTTCTTCTTCAGTTTTATTCATTACCAGCCTTCTAATTTTCGTATAACATCCATTTCACGCACTAGTACACCTAGATTGTGTTTGTCATTATTATAATGACGCTTAAAAAATCTACTTTGTTCCGGACTTAACGTACATATGGGTAACCCTAATTTATTTGACAATTGTTCACCGTATGTTTCTGCGGCTGTAGCAGGGTTACTGTCTTTGTGCTTGTCCCACAATTCGTTTATATTGTCGAACCATTGAACTTCTTTATTATTCCAATCAGTAAGCATTGTCATATATGTACCTAAACGACTACCAAATATAGCCCATAGTCCATTGTCAACATCACTACCAACATTGTGCCATATAGTAAGATTATTAAAATTTCTACTAGCTACACTTTGTTTAAAATGATTTATCTCCGGTTTACGACCTGCATTCAAACACATCTTTACTCCTTCGCGGAATCCAGCACGAAATGCTTGAAAACTTGTATAGTTGGGATATGTAGTTGAATAGCAATCATGCATACTCCAATATAAATTATCACCACTATCTAAACAAAAATCAACAGTAGTAGTATCATTACCATCGCTAGCCTCATGTGTTTTCATATTCATTACATAAGTCTTAGTCCAGCTACTCATGCCACCGTTACCATATCGTAATCCATTAATGCTATTAACTGCCTTCCAACGATATTGTGCTAATTTGTATAATGGATCTTTGTTATTGAAGTCAAAAATTAAATTAAAGAATTTTACGTCTGGCATATTGTCACCATCAATAAGAATGAAACGTTCAGTATCACTGGCTTCGGCTGCGGCTTTGTGTGCGGCGTCACTACCTTTAACTCCGTCAACTCTACGTGCCCATTGAACTAGATTTTTAATTTTTACCCAAAATTCTTCTTTTTGTGGTTCGTCATAACTTAGATATATACAATCTAAATCTGCGATATCAATGGTTTCTGAATTCATACTGTTTTGTACTCCAATACATAGCATTTCCTGTATATTCTTCATCTACAATAATAGTAACGTCTTCCGTAGAACATAACACCCCGGTATCGCCGGGAATCAATTTAGTTATGAATAAGCCATCGTCATTCTTAATTAACTCACCCTCTATAACTTTTACATCCATTCTTGCTTCTGCAAAAATATCTCTGTTAACTAATAGGTAGGAGCCTTCTTCTAACTTTTCACAAGTATAACATATTACATTACCGGTTGTCTCGTTATAATATACCCGAAATTCAATAGGTTCTGGTTCTGTTATCTTTAAAAAATCCCAATTAACCATAATAATCCTTTAATACGTTACTAAAACTTTTCATATGATAGTGAAACGGATGACGTTGAACAAATGTATTGATTCGTAAACTATCATCTGTGCATTCATAAATCAATTCTCTTGTCCAGTCTTCTGATAATAAATTATTGATAAATTGTTTCATATGTACCATACTCATTTGGTCAAAGCCAGGTAACGTGCATGTTTCTACACCCATGATATTTACTGCTATACTATATACCCAATCTGTAGTTGCTTCTTCTCTTATGTTGCATTGTAGTATAGTTTTATATTCACTCCAATTATCAAATATGTTTCTAACTAAGTTAAAAAATTCTTCTGCGGTTTTGCTTTTCTTAAAGTAAGTAATAGCGTTATACACATCTGGTAAATTATTATCTTTGATAAATCTACGGTACAACACACTATCAGATAGTTCACCTTTGAAGTTTCTTATTTTGTCGCTTATTACTAAGTCACGGTCTTTTAATATATCCCACCAATAACTTATATCAGTTGGTATGAATAAATCAGCTTCTAGTTTAATTGTGTATTCATACGGACTAGCTTCATACACTTGCCAATCATTGATTAACTTCCAATGACTATTAGGTGCTAAATCTCCATACGGCAAAGGTATGATAGTATTAAAATCTTTACTATCGGAATAGTCATTTGAAATAAGGCTTATTTGACTCTGTGGCATGACTCGTTTTATACTACGTGCCAAAACCTCAGCACATTTAACATAGTCAGTATTATGTGTGTTTTGTGCTAATATCACAAATCCGTTATTCATCTACTAACTCCATAAAATTGCTTTTATCCAATAGATGAAAATCAGTATCAGCAATCTTAATATAATGTTTTTTGTTATTATCTGCTTCTGCAATCAAAAGATATTCAGTATTAAACAGTGCATCATTAGTTCTATATGCTTTTGATTCTTTACCCAAATGAACTAGATTCCATGGGATATAATCTTTTTTGTTTATGGTGTTTCCATTTGCAATTCTTAATGCAAAGGTAAGAGCATAATCATTCCTATACATTCCGTCTAAAAATCCGTATAGTATTGCATAATGTGAGTAGTTTTTTTGAACCATTTCTAGGCAATCAAATACTTGTTTAGCTTTATCAGATTTACGAAATACAACTAGTGTAGCCCAAAGAGTAGTAAAACTATGTAGGCTTATAATCTCTTGCTCATCATGTGGAGCCATTAAAAAACTAGTCTTATTACAGCACATGAAATCATCATAAATTTCAAATAGCTGTAAAAGTTTATTGCTGTTAATTAAATAATCGGTATCAAGTAATATGGTTTCATCATACGGACTAAATTCGTAAGCCGAATATCTCCCTTTATTTATCCAAACACTTTTACCCTTACGATTAGATTTGTCTGCATCTTGTATAAAAACATTATCAAATTCATAATTGTAATTTTCTAATATCGTAGAGCCGTCAGTGATTACGCTGACTGGTAAATTTAAAAAATGATTAGCACGTTTAGCTGTCGCTATTGCCATTTTATAATAATCTAAATTTTCTGTATTAAATGCATACAGTAACAAACCTCTACTCATCGGTTTTTCTCTAATTCTTTCCATTCAGTATGCCACTGTTCCATAACAGTGTTATATGTTTCTCTTAATTTGACTTCTAATTTTCTAATTTCAACCTGTACAGGATTTTGGTATGTATCTAAAAGAACTGTATTAGTTCTATCGCTAATAGATAAAAACGCTATTAGTTCAGGTGTGGCTTTCCACAAACCACCTTGGTCTGCTACTATAAGTTTACTCTCGTATTTGTCTTTAAGATATGCTTTGGCGCTGTTGTGTTTAAAACGTGCCTTAGCGTCTATGATTAATTGTTTAGTATCCATAAATACTCCTAAAAGTATTTACTGGATAATTTACTTACCCAATTATTTTATAATCCGTATGTTTCACCATCAACTGTACCGGTAACTACAGGTGTACCCCATGATTTAACTAGGTTACTACGTAAGTGTGGTGGTTTCACTGTTAATGTAGTAGTAGTGCCAGTACTTACTTGCAATCCGTTTGGAACTTGATTCCAAACAGTTTTAAACTCTATTATACTTCCGTTGTCTCCGTATAAGCCTTGTGCACCGTTAGTTTTTGCTAATATAGAAATATACGAACCTTGATAGTATGCATACCTACTAGGGAAGCCACCAACTGTTTGTTTGAATATTTCTTGATAGGTTGTATTCAATCCATAATACCCCAACGTAGGCACTATTTTATTTGTGTTTTGTAATGCATATTCACCTTGTGCATATCTACCACTGAAGCCAGCTGATGCAGTACCACCTATCTTAGTTACTCCGTCGTAAACTACACCGGCAATTCGTGCTGTACCAATACTAGGTGCACTTAATAATACTGTACCACAATCCATAGACAGTTTATTGAGCAATTGATTAATACCAAATCCATTTGGACTATTGAAAGTTAACGCAAGCTGTCCACCCATATTGAAAAAATATCGTGCGGCATTACCTGAACTAAAAGTAACAACGTGATGAAATTCTAAAGAATTGCGCCATATACCTACGTTTTCAGTAGTAGTAAATGAAGTGCTACCTTGCAGTGCGGCATTAAATCTTCTAACGTAAATTTTTTCTAAATTAGAAGGTAATGCAGGATCTTCTGTAACAACCTGACCAATCGCAGGGGCTATCATACCAGTTAAATTTGTACCTTGGTGTGCTCCAATAGTCATTATCTGAGACATTAAATCAAACCAATTATTTGCTGTAATAGAGCCGCCAGTAGCTACGGTAGAAACGGGAGTTTGACCGTACCCAAACTCTCCACTACCTGTACCCCAGATAGCGTTTAATGTATTTTGAGTTGTAGTCGGGTCTGTTCCTACTAATGAGTTGAAATCAAGAGCCGCTACCGTTGAACCTCTACTGTAGGTCATAGTGGTTCCTTATTTCACCATTACAATTGCTTTGACGGTGCCTTCGCCTGATGTAGTTTTGTCTACTAATGCACGACCAATACTATTAAATGCGGTTACTTCACCTTCTTTGGCAGCACGGGCAAAACCTTTGCCAGCACTTACTAGTCTGTCGCCTTTTTTGACTTCACCTATAACTTTAACCTGTACTCTTCCGCTAAGTGCGATTGGAGGGTGAGTGTCATTTTCTCCTGCCATACTATTCATTAAGTATGCCGCTGTGTTACTGACAACTCCAAAAACTGTTTCGCTTAAGTCATCAACTACAGCAGTAACTTCTTCGGCGCCACCTAATTCAACAACAGTGCCTACTTCATAAACTGCGTCGGCTGCAAAGCGTTCTGCCAAGTCAGCGTATGTTGCTTGAATTCTTGCGCCGGCTGCTAATGTCCAGATACCTGAAATTACGCCACCACCTGCGATTGTTGCTGTAGTAATCTTAGTAGGTGTAATGTTTCCTGTAAACGCATTAATACCATTACCACCTGTTAGATAATCAGAAACATTACCGTTTGTATATGTTCCACTAGGATTAAACATCACTCCATTTGCATACATATACTTGTCGCACTTGATACCGTTCAAACTGTTTATACCAAATGCAATATTACCTGAACTTACTACTAATCCGTTACCACCTGAGGCTGCATTACCGACTAATGTCCAAGTACCTGTAATAGTACCTGTTGTAGTAGGTGCACCTGTACTAATTGTTTGTGTTGTTATTGCTCCGGCGACTGCTGAAGTAATTGTTGCTTGACCTACTGTTAAATCCGCAGATACTGTAGCTGAACGAACACTCAATGTATCTGATGCCAAAGAATTCGTTACTGATAGATTATTTGTTGCTATATTACCGGTAACTGTTAAATTGCCTAATGTTGCACTACCACCTGAATTCGTTGATGTTAATGTAAGCCAAGCGATTGAACTAGTAGTTCCGTCAGCCGGGCACACATTTAATGTGTTCAGTGTAGTATTAAACCATAACTGTCCCTTTAGTGGGTTTGCAGGGGGTGTATCACTTGCAAAGTTCTCTATTACCCTGACAAAGTTAGTATTTAGGGCTTGTCCATACCCCGCATAGTTTCGTCCCGGTAAACTTAGTGAGGTACTAACCGTGTTAATAGTACCATCCTGAATTGTAGTCAGTGTTGTACCGTTACTTCTAATTATTGTATAAGCCATTTCTATATTACTCCGCTTTGTAATTATTTATCTTAAATTGTCACTAGATTAGTTAGACTCTGTATTCGAACCGTATAATCTATCTGAATTTGTCTATTCAAACTCTTTTGAACCGGGTGAAATATAACATGGGTCAATAACTTAGTTAATTCATTACCCGCATCATCTGTCCCGTAATTCCCTAATAATCCCAACTCATCAAACACATAGTTTGACTCCATTTGTGTTCCGTTATCAAACGCTAATTGTCCAGAAGGCTCACCGTAATCTAGTAAACACTGGACAATAATATCAGTATAAACCTTACCTGTAGTATGATTTACACTCATTTTATTTCTAATTGGATTATCATTCAAAATGCTAGTATCATCAATAATCTTAGTATATGTTTGATTGTATAAGCTAGCATTTTGACCTAATGTATTTGTAGGGAGATAAGTGATAATACCAGTCTGGTCAACGCTACTGCCCCCATTACCAAATGCAATCTTAAAGATAGCACCCTGACCTCTACTACTTAACGAGTCTGCGATAGCTACGCTGATATTTTCATAGTGTATGGCGTTGTGGCCGTCATAAAAGACTTCCCCGTCGTTAGGATCGTAGACTTTTAAAAAGCCCTCAATTGTTAGTGGAATATTGACTTTTGACATTAATTATCGCCCCGCATTTGTACCAGAACTTCTTTGCTATTCGGATCGTAAATTTTAACAGCAGAACTGAATAAAAACCCGCTCTGTTCATTTGGCTTAGATTCGGGTTTTTCGTCAGGTTTTTCTGATTTTTCAGTATTTTCATTCATAATTTATTTATCTTTTAATAATATCCGTTCTTTAAGAATCTGACAACTTCAGTATCACTAATCTGTAACGGGTCTCCGGCGGTATTATAAACACTAGTATTCCAAGTGACATTATAATATTTGTCATCTAATCTTCTTTTCGGTGTCAATCCATAGATAGTATCATATGTTACATGTACGTCTGCTGGACTTGTACCCAAAACTCCACGGGTTAATCCTGATAAAGTATTATTCAGTATGTCTACTCTACTAAATCGTATCTTTTCCCCGTTAATGACAACAATATCTCCCAATCTTGTAGATACAGTTAGTACATCATTTGCTTCCACACCATTATAGAAAATAATTGCATTTCTATTATTAAAAGTGGTTAGTTTATAATAAGAACTAGGTAATGTCATGGTGTCTGTTTTTATAATAATGTCTTTTACTTTTGTTGTTTCGAACTGAACGTATATGAACTTAGTATTACCCACTAAACTAACGGTTGTTGTTTCATCTATAACATCTACTACATTATTTACATTATATAGGTATATAGTATTATCACCTTGTTGTAAATTAGTGACTAACCAAGTACCGTCATCATCATTTGCGCGGTAAATATCAGTATTTCCTTTATTATCTATACTGATATCAAAACTCAATGAATTTGGAGTAGGACCATCTACCATACTTGTTACCACTACTATATCGTCATATTCAACACTAGCTAAAATATTAATCTTATTTTGTAACTTTTTCAATAAAATAGCAGATGCACTACCGGTATTAATTCGTTGTACTAATTTTAAATTAGTATTATTAGTTATAGTATCTACCGTATAACCCTTACCGTTAATTACAACTGAATCTCCTACTAGTAATTCAGAAGTAAATAATGTTCCGGATCCTGTTACGGTGTCAGTATCTGCTGTTACTGTTATAGTACCAGTCAATGTATATAACGTGGGACTATATCTTAAATTAGACGGGTCAACTCTTTTTCCATTAATTGTAACCCATGCTCTACGACTATCATTGTACTGAAGAAACTCAGCGTTAGGATCAGTAGTAGGATTAATTGGTTGTTCAATTTTAAAAGTCAATTCGTCTTTCCATACATAACCACCACCTATATGATTTTCTGCTAGTTCAGGAAGTACAGGAGTTGTTAGTGTTGAATTAGTATATAATCTGTATGGGTAATATGTTACACCACCAAAAACATATGTACTTTCGGCTTTTACATAGTATGCGTTGTCATTAAGATTGTCAGACCCAACTAAGCCATCTATTCTAACTAAATCTCCGCTATCAAAATCAGGATCAATTGCTGTTACTACAGTGATATAATCTTTATTAGTTAAAGTATAAACTGGCGCTACATTAATACCGGTTCTCTCTTTAGTTTCTAAGTATAATCTCTGAGTTTCATTGTATGTAGTAATAGATAAAATATCAGTAGATACCAGTGACCCAGCAGAAATTAATGTAATTGTTAACTCGTTTGTTGCTGAGTTAATACTATATTCGGTTATTGGTGCTAATCTTAAACCATTCAATTCTACTATTGAATTTACGTCATTGGTACCACCCACAAAACCTTTTACTGTAAAGGTATCTTGTCCGTTAGTATCATCACCTGTGAATAGTTGTGTAGTTGGAAGGCTATACATATATTCGCTCGGATTCAAATCGTTAACACTAGTATCTAGTAATGCAAATGAAATATAATCAGTTTCTTGGTCATACAGTTGGTTGAATACAATTCTAGCAAAGTTATAAGACCCATAAACAAAGGTTACAAGATAGTCAATTAAATAATCTAATTCTCTACCATTATAATATACCACCGGCTTAGTAATTAATGGCTTGAATTCAATACCTAAATGAATTTCACTAAACCCTGTTTCTTCATTCACACGCAATGGTATTAATTGACTATTACTGCGTAATATTTGTTTACCGTTACCTGCTTCATATATTTCTACCAGTATAGATTCCGTAGAACTTATTGCATTGCTTAGTGTAATAGTTTTAGTAATCCAATTAACAGAATAACTTATAGGATTAGATAATGTTGTTAAATCTTCATAAATTCTTCTACCAGTTTTTTGTACATCATTCATTAAGAAAACGCTTAGGTGTATTGGATTCTTTACCATCTTATCAAAATCGATAGTCAATGATAATGGTAATTTTACAGTCTTAGAAACCATGTTGAATCCGGTATGTTCATAGAATTTTTTAGTAGCTAGCAAACTTGAATTATCCCAATATGAACCCGGTGCAGTAGTAACACGCATCAATAGTGTGTCACTCATAACACCGGCTACTAATTCTTCTGGTCCATAACCGTATAAGAAATCACTTCCCTTAACTACACTGAACGGTTCCTTAGTTGTAATATATGAAACATCACTCCATGTTACTCCATCCATACTTCTAAGTATAGTGGCTTTTTCTCCTACAGCATAGAAATAAGTACCATCATATGACACATTATTTAAATTTACTTCAGTGATATCACTGTTGGTTAGTTGAATCCACGTTATACCATCTGTTGATGATAGTAATGTACCATTATTACCCACAATTACAAATCTACCGTTAGCATACACACCGTTGTTAAGTGTGTCTGTTATTGCAGATCCGGAAATTACTGCAGGTGTCCAGTTTGACCCGTTTATACCATAATATATTTCACTATTTTCTCCGGCAACTACTAGTAGATCACCGGAATTAATAATAGTATTGAATGACGACCTAGAAATATTAGGCGTTGATAATTCCCAGTTGCTTCCGTCTAAGCTATTTAAAATAACAGATACAGTTATTGTAGTTGGTGCTGATGTTTCTGCTCCGGATAGTATTTGATTGCCACCACCCACTGCAACAAAGCCTTGGTAGTTTTCTGAGTCTACGTATGTAATATCTTTGATATCATATGATAATCTTCCACCAAATGTATATATAGGTACCCATACAATACCATCTTGGCTTCGGTATATTCTTTCTCCAACTGCATAATAGAAACCGTCTGCAAAAATAACATCGTTCAACCTGTCAGGAGGAATACTGATAGGACTACTATCAAAATTATCATTTCCATATGGAGCTTTATCAAATAATATAGGATTACCGGTTGTTACCCAATTCTTAGCATCAAAGCTAACTATCATTGGATTAAGCAACGTTCTAGTAGTAACAACATATTGGTCATCAAAGTATGATATTCCCGTAATATCTAAAACCATGTCAGCAATATTAAAATTATCCCACGTTATTCCATCTTCACTAATCAAAACAAATGAAGTGTTATTTGAATCTCCTACTGCTACATAACGATTACCATCATTTAATATTGCTTTAATATTAGCGTTGCGTGGGTAAAACGGTTGATCCTGTAGTTCAAAATCTAAGGATAATTCATCATCCGGACTAAAACTATTACCATAATATGTATTGTTTGGATAAGTAATACCTTTAACTAGTTGTTGCAAATCCTTAGGAGGCATATTAATTGCTGGCTCATAGTATGCCACAATTCTGTCTAATGCGTTTAGCATTCTATCACTACTTTCAATTGTAGCCCACTTAGTCTTATCAAACGTTCTATCGTTATTACTTTCTACACAGCGCCAAACTTTATTATCGTATGTTACGATTGAGGTACTATCATATTTGTAATTCATTCCGTAGTAGATAGGCTCAGGCGCATATGCAAAACTATTAGTATTTGCCAAATACGTGAATTCGTTGTATCTTACCGGGAGTCTCATGCTGATATCTTTGTATACTTCAACTTGAGTATCATTGATTGGTTTTAAATAATATAAACTGTATAAACCAACAGCAGTACCAGTAACGTTAACATATTGTATGCCGTTTAGGTCATTAACATATTGTATAAAAATGATTGCATCGTTGCGACCGGTTATTCCGCCCAAACTAGAGCCTGGAATTATAATTGTGTCCCCGTTTGAATACTTACTGCCTGGATCCAATATCTTAATAGTATATTGATTTGTCGGAATATTTGGATCAAATTTTGGTCTGTGAATTTCAATCTTAGCCCCATTGGAACTAGTGTCATCATATGTGAATGGGGCTACTACAGTGTAAAAATATATGCGAGTACCTTGTATTTGGCCGGGTTTTAATGTAGTAGGTTCGTAGTTTAACCCAACAACCGCATTGTTATCAACATTAACTACTTGCGTAATTGGTAATACAGCACCCTGGAAACTAGCTAGATTTGCATCTATTGCAATACCGATTGCAGTAAAAGTTTTTATTGGCCCGTTATTAATTGGTGTACCTGTTACTGTACACGTATCTACTCTTCCATTAGAACCAGAAATCCCAGTGATGCGAATTACTAAATTGTTTGCAGGAGTAGTACCGTTAAATCTACTTCCATCCATATACACTAAGTCGTTTACTTGGTATCCACTACCATAATAGAAAGGACTAACGGTTGCGGTGTAAGAACTGCCATTTGATGTTATATTGAATCTTGCATTAGTGCCAGTACCATTAGTAGTATCACCCAATTGAGGATTTGCGTATACTCTTTCAACTGCTGTTACTGTAATTACACAATCATTAGTAGTATTTGCTCCGGCCAAACTAGAACCCAACAATCTAATAACATCATTCTGTCTATATGCCGCGCCAACGGTTGTCATTGTCACTGAATAATTTCCTCCTAAGAGAACATTATTGATTGTAAATTTAGCATCAGTCGAGCCACTTATACTTGCAGTAGCTGTCATGTTAGTATAGGATCTACTATAATATAACAATGTCATATTACTAGAACTCTTGTCATTAATTGTTCTACTAAAAGGACTTGACCAAAATTCATCTGGACGCCATACTTCTACCTTAGGAACATAACTAGTTCTATCAAATCGCAACGTGTTTTGTACACCTCTAATCAAATTGTTACTTGTTATAGGAATAGCACGTGCTGTTAATTCAAATTTATATGTAGTTGTAATAGCTTGAAAGGTTGGTTTGAATATGAATCTATCAGCTCCTCTTAGACTATTTGCAAGAGTCTTATGCAATGTAATTGAGATAATTTCTGATTGGTCCACAGTCGCTACTACATATACATAATAGTAACCATTCTTAATAGAGCCACCGCTACCATCTATCACAGTTGACTTAATCATATCTCCTGTCTGTAGGAATGTAGTAGGTACTAATACCGTGTGATTAATATAGTTAATTTGCGTATCTTCGAATGTTATTTCAAAACTATTAGTTACTATTATTTCCGGAGTCACTGCATAATTTTCACCCGGGTCTACTACCTTTATACCTATAACTCTATCACCACTCATTATAGGTAATAAACTAGCTTCGCGGGTAGGGATAGGATAAATTTCCGTATCAATATAAGCGGTGACTACGGGAGGATCGATATAGTTACGACCTGTGTCTAATACGATAACTCCTGGTAAATCCATATAAACAGTAGTACCTGGATAATGAGCAGTTACTAGAGAATTGTTTAAACCTCTTGTTAATCCCGAAACACGGCCAGTTTCTCTGTCAACAGTTGAATACCCAATAAGTTCATTATCAATTTTCATTGTGCCTACTATAGGTATACCTCTACCATTGTCTACAAACAACACATTACTTGTAGTTGTCATGTACTTTACAATTACTGCTACTATTGAATCTGAAATAGTATCTAAACTTAATCCGTAACCACTATACCAATTTGAATAGACAGAGTTTTGCCATACATCATCTGTAATTGAAAATTCATTATCTCCATAATTTGGAGATTCAAATACTAATTTTGGAGTTTCGAATTTATCAATGCTTGCATTGTACTTTGGTGGCAAATCAAAATCAGTAATGTCACCGGTATATGTATCCAATGCATTATACTTGAATCCTAACTCTTTTATTACAGTGTGATATGGTTTAGTTTCATTAATAAATCCACTAATTAAATTCTCGTTATCACGTTGATATTTCTTTTCTTGCTCTAAATTACGCACTGTATATACTACATCTGCAAAACTAGTTTTATTTAACCATGGCAAGTAATTATGAGCATCAGTATTCTCACTCTGAATATACTCAAACATCAATATCAAACTCTTGTTTCTATACGCTAATAAAGGACCAGTATAGATTTGTTCGTTCAATGCTCTAATAATATTTCTAGTTTCAGTTGACGGGTATCCATCATACACAACAGTATCATAGAAATTATCGCCAAATCCAATCTTATTAGTTTGGTAATCCCATAGGGTATCTAAGAATTTTATAGTACCGTTTTGCAAACCAATACGTACCCAAGAACCAGAAGTATAAACATGTACTTCACGATTACCTTGACTATTTTGTGCAATACCTACTATCAATCCTTCTTTAGGTGTTAATCTTAGTAAGTCTGGATAAGATGCTACTTCAATGGCAGCCTTTGTTTTATCACTATATCCATCTTGCCACCAATAAGTATGAGTCCAATAATTTCTAGTATTATGATAATCACCGTGGTCAGTTAAGAATGTTAGATTACCAAATTCACTTACTGTATATTTTGCTAAAATACTATTAGCATATTCTAAGTAATTTTCTAATGCTTTGAATCTATTAATAAAGAACCCTTGTCTTGGTCTTACATTAACACCAATTTGTAAATAGCTAGGTAAGTTAATATTAGGTACAGTAGCACCAGATTCATCTACACCAGCAAAGCTATCTAGTAACCTATCATATAAACTTTCAGGATATGTATATCCACGCAGTTTGTTAACAAAGCCCGGCAAGAAATCTTCGGGGAAATTGCTTCTTATTAATTTGAATTCATTATGTGTAGGTGTTTCACCGGAACCAGTACTAAAACCAATATGCATATTAGTTTGTAAACCGTTGATATATTCTCTACTATTGTATATTGCAAATGTGTCTGGTCTTAATGGTGCAAGATAACTTATACCTGAACTCTGTGGATTAGTAATATACTGTTCTATAACACTATCAGTTAATGTTTTACCACCGTACAGTTTATTAGTTTGTCTAACCCAGAAATAATATTTTGTAACCAAATTGTGATTTGAATTAACTGCAAATGAAGTTGTGTAACGTTCTAAATCGTAGGTAGTACCAACACCAACGTAGAATGCAGGTGTTACATCACTTTCTATCCAAGAATAAACTGCAACAGTACTTCCAGGGAATACACTACCCCAATACTTTGCGTTATAAACTAAATCATCTTGGTGATAATTCATAAATTTGACGTTACTAGTATCAAACCATAATTTACCAATATGTGCTTTGCCCCATACTATAGTACCGGTATCAACATTAATACTATTATATCCTGCAGGATCAGTCATAGAGATAAAATCTAAATTTTCTGCAATTGCACCTAATAATTTTCCACTCAACGGATCAAAATAGTCTAATGAATTTAGATTACTATCATCTAAGTTATTATACAATTGTATCTTTTTAATTTTAGATACGTCTACCACCGGGCTAGATTTTCTATGCACAGACCAGTTTGGTTTTCTTTCAGTATTTTGATATATTACTGCTCTACCGCCCACATTATCAGATTTGAAGTTAGGGCTACCTACCATAACAACATAATCATTAAATGTAACAGTAGACCCATACATTGGCTTTTTACCGTAATTAGGTTCTAAATCATTTAATGATTGTGAATAGATATATTGTCCGGTGTTTAATAAACTTTCGGCATATGGTTTAACATAATCATACATGTAAACAGCGCCTGCTTCAGTGGCCTCATCTTGGAATGTTGTCAAATTACTATCAAATACCGTATCATTGTGTGCGTAATCATCATCACTAAAATCAAATTTAGTGCTTACAAATCTTGATCCTGTTGGGGCTGATACCACAAAACTATTAAATTCATTGAATTGAACATTATGTCCAAATGTTGTACTATTCTGTGGGTGAGGATTTCTAATCACTTGTGTTTTAGTATACGGGGCTATTCCTAATTCATAATAATAATTTCCGTTGAACACTTGCAATGTTAATTTGTTATTATCCTGAGATAAGTTCATATCACGTAATCTAATAACCAATCTATCATCTTCAGTAACATATGCAAATACGTTTGTTACATTAGCTACGTTAATAGCGTCTGCTATATCATATGCATCACCATTTGGAAACGGTACGCTTTGACCATTAACTAATAGATAACTTGCACCCAATACATTGTTGGCAGCAATAAATGCAGTAACTCTACCAAAACGTTTGCCTTCATTAGTATAACGATAAACAGCACCTTCTTGCCCAGCTGGTGCAGTTGGTATTGCATCATCTGCTTGTGTAGCTGTTGTTATACCACTACGGTCATATGGTGCACCAACAAGTAATTCACTTCCTGTACTATTACATGACACACTTGTACCAAATTGTTGTCCTGCAATTACGCCATTATAGCCCTCGTAACTTGCTAATTGTTGTTCTAATACAAAGTTTACGCTACTTAATGTAACAATGTCTCCTGCAAAAACACGCGGGCCAATCAATACTAAGTTTAATATTACTACATATTTGCTAGTAGATAATCTAATGCCATTAATGAAAATTTGACTTCCACGTCCAGGACTAAATGGCAAATATAATGCATAGAATGAGAACGGAGGACTATCATATTGTACAGTCCATGATTCAACTAATCTTGAATGTACATATACATAACCAACATCAGCTATTACCGGTAAATCAGGATTAGGGCTATATCTAAAGTTGGCTTTAGGAGCACCAACAAATAGTTTTGAACCATCATAATTTGTTGCAATGCTATATCCATAGTTGTCGCCAGCTTGGCTAAATGTTCCTGCATTTATTAAATTCAGCAATGAGTAATTGTTGTTTACTGTTCTTAAGAATGCATTATCACCATCAATATTTGTAGGTGTAATACTATATCCTATACGTTCTACTGTATGGAATGTTGTTCTGTTTACTGTAGTTGTTATTACTATTGCCGCATTGTTAGCCGGTACATTAGTAAATGTAATTGTTTCTTGTGTTAATGTGTAAAATGCCGGCAACACAGTTGAACCACCAACTGTTACTGCAATATTATTAATAGTGCGAACAAATCCAGTTGATAAGGTTGGTTTTAAGTCGTATGTGACTTTTGTTCCATTACCAGTAAAAGTGTCAACCACTGTATTAATATACTCACCGGTAATTATTGTTACATAATCTAGTGCTTGTGTTACTGAATATACTTTTAGTATTGTTCCAAGATGCACGTAAGCAGGGTTTTGATATATCGCAACTCTTAAGAATTCATCAAAGGTAGTAAAATGCTGAGTGGCGTTATCCAAATAACTAAACAATTGAGTATATAACACGCTTTGCATGTTATCAATGTATAACTTAGTCATTCCAGTAACATAATCATATTCAGTATTACTTAAAATAACCGTGTAATCTACTGGATCAGTTTCTGGATCAAATGATACTTTTGTACCAGTTGGAACTATACCTTTAATCTGTATATAGTAACGTCTTTTAGTTGAATTGATACCTGTTGTAGTAGATCCAGATACTTCATAATCATTTGTTGCTTGTAATAATGTATATCCGGACTTTGCATCATATCCTAAATTGAATATAGTAGCTGTATTATATTGATTATATTGCCAAAATGTGACACGTTTGCCAGGAGGAATAACAGAAACTTTGTCACCTGTAACAATAAATTCTTTCTTTAGTGGTTCAGTAGTTACCGCAAGTGCAATTCCAGTGAATAGATAAGTAGGGTCAACATCACGTTGGAATGCAATAATACTATTATAATCTACTGCACTTAAGTATAAGAAATTACCATCACCGCTGAAGGTCATACTTGTACCAACATAAGCGCCAGCAACAGTAATAATTTGTTCTTCAACTAATGCTTCCACTTCCGGAAGTTGTACAATTCTATATACATATATTTGGCTTGTCACGTTATCTGGTTTTGACACTACCATAAATTCTTCATTACGTGCAATACTCTTACCATATGGTGCAGTTTTTGTAATAGTATCTCTCAGCAAGAACCCACCGTTAGATGCTTGAATATATCTATATAACTTACCAGCGCCTGGATCACTTACATAATATCCTAATTTAGGTAAATATGCAATTGCTGTACCAAAGGTTGTGTTGTTTAAACTTCTGATATTTGCATTATTAAATTTTGTTAGTTTATAATTTAATGACTTACGATACACAGCCCAATCATTATTTACGTCTTTGTCAATCCAAACAGTGTTTTTAGTATATTCACTATTCATTAATGGTAAGTTTAATAAACCTACAGGACTACTTAATCTTTGGCTTTGTAAGTTAAACACTAATCCTAGACCGTTAGGGGTGATAACATTTAAACTATTAGGTAATGATAAATTTACTACTACTGTTTTGTTTGTACTAATAGAAACAATCACATAATACCCATCTACTCTATAGTCATAGTTTACAATACCTATACCGTCATATTTTGATAGTGAATGCGGAATATCAAATGTGAAAGTTACAGTACCATCTAAATTATTAAGTACCGAAGTTAATCTTCTTCCCAATGGTATCGGAGTATATATATTCCAGTTACCTCTATTATCTGCAATCCATATATAATCATTAGCATATACATACCCTACTGTAGTTTTATCTAATCTTTCAACAGTATAACCAGTTAAATATGTATCGTCTAAATTTACATATCCAGAGTCTGGCATATTAACTAATGATCCATTAGTAACAATTGGTAGGACATTTGGACTTTTTATAACTCTTTCATAGTTAACCAAATCGTATAAAGGAACTTGTTGATGTGCTCCTGTAACAGGGAATCCATTAGTTAAGCTAACAATAGCCGGGTTACCGGTTAATAAGTTTTCATCTAGCGTAAACTCTACAAAATTATGATTTAATATACCGCCATACTCGGCTGACTTGATCGCCCAATTTTCATATATATCGTATTCTAATGTATTGTTCTGTAATTCAATACCTTGTAATATATCAAGCCCGTCTCTGGAACCCTTACTACCAATCATGTTCTTGTAAACACCAATTTGGGAACCATCATTTAAGTTAGCGTCAGCAAGATACGTGCGGGGTCTATATCCAATTAATGAGAATCCTAATAAATCCCCATCACTTTCTAAATTACCGCGGAACTCGTCATAATATAATAATGATTCATTCGACCTTGTACTAGGGTTAGGTAATAACCCTTCATGTATATTTTGATAATTAGTTTTTAACCAATCGTTATAATTGAAAGTATTGCTAGGTACAATAGTTTGAATATTAGCCATCCAATATTCACGTTTGAATTTTACTATTGTTCCTTTGGTATACTTTTTATTTGATGTCCATTCTTCAACATTGTTTTCATTTAATATAAATCCAGGAGCAGTTAATGTTCCGTCCCAATCACTTGATTTGGTTCCTCTTAGATATAATCTTTGTTGACGCAATCCAGTAGTTAAATTGAATATAACATCGTTGAATACTGTATCATTATCAAATACCACCACATGCTCAACGTTGCTCAAATCTAATTGTGCATAGCTGATGCTATCCCCTTCAATTAACGGTTTAGCTGAGAATTCGTTACCATTTCTATATATAGATAAATCTTTTATTTGAATAGGTAGTAAATTTTGACTTAGCATATAATTATCATGTACTAATGATAAAGATTGTACTGTGTTAAATTCTTTGTCGATTAAAAAGCCATTGGCGCATGGATTAAGGTTTATACTACTACCATCTTCCCATCCAGACTGATACCAATATAACACTTCAATAATCATTTGGGCCCATGTTACTTCAGTACCGTTTTCTACAGTATTAAACTTTAAGCCCAATGATTCTAAATATTTTCCATAACCGTTTAAAAATTCAGTCAACTTTACCGCACTAGTGAATTCGTATCCATATTGAATGACACTAATATTTTCTGTGAAGTTTTGTGCTAATTTTACAGTAATTGCACCATAACCAATCTCAGTATAATTACCATTGGTTATAGGTTCCATGTATTTGAAGTATGCATTATTTTGGCTGTTGCCATATACCTTAAATCCATTAGCTGTTTTTTGAACAATTACGCTACTGTATACAATAGTATTTTCAGGTTCATTTCTATATAATAAAATATTATAACTATCGTCAGGGATTAGTAAACTATTATTTTTACTGTTTGGTGAACCTTTTTCAACATAAAAGTTAAGTTGATTTTTATCACTGAACCCTGATAACTTGTAAGTTAGTCTAACATCTAGGTTGTTCAGTAGTTCTGTTAATATTTCATTACCTTGCAATCCATATTGTTGTAGGTAGTCAACCATCCAATTTAAATAACTATGAGATGCAGTTGATGCATCTTTTCCATATATGGTAATGTCACTAGGAGAAGACCTAAATCTGTTATCAACTAAGTATTGTTTAAACTCAGCGTTGTATTTGTATTTGTCTAGGTCTACACCTAAGCTAAGAAAATTAGCAGGTTTTGTTAATGCAAATATACGCATCAAATCAAAAGGCCAAGCACTACTTGTTAGATAAGCATATTCTGCAGGACCAACGTCACCCACATCCCAGTCAGTTTTAAATGTGCGTTGTGTATATGCTCCAACACATGATTCAAACGGACTTATTAGGTTACCGTTTTTATTTACTGGCAAAATCTTTAGTAAGTCTGGTCTAATTCTCTTTTTATTAATATATGGTGAGCCGTCATTCCATACATAACCATTACTGATATCTCTCCACAGTAGGTCATTGGTGCTAGTATAGGGAGAACTACCATAATATCCATCCCACCATATTGGCTTATTAGTTATACCTAACATTTCCCAAGGTGTAATATGCGGTGATATTGTATCGTATAGCCATAAATATATACCTCTCCAACTACCTTTAGTAAAAGATTTGTTAGTTAGTTTGTTTGTTGCTTTTTTATAATTCCATGTATACTCATCGGTACTATCATAATATTGTTGATTAAATTCTATACGATTTAAACCAGTCCAGTTTAAAAACGTAGTAGTGTATAGATTCATAAACTCATCATATGAGTACTCAGTGGTTCTAAACTCGCCGGGAAGTATATCATCGAGTAATACCGGAATCTCTGCATTAACTTTAATGTTGTTATATATTCTTAATTCAAATTCATAAAGTGCTTTGTCTCTAAAGTCTTGTAAGAATCCTTCGTTGTACTCACCGTATAATTTAGTTAATGAGCCATCATGTCCTTTTAACATGAATGTAGGTTTATAATAAGTATCATCTAAAATGATATCAGGTATAGATACTGGATATAATCCTAATTTAGAAGGAGTGTTCGGAACATAACTACCATATGTTTGATTATATTCTTTTACCGTTACCATGTCGCCGGCTTGTAGAGTTGTTATAATCAATACATAAGGATCCACATCCGACACAACATAATCAACATTACGTATCAGTTGAATGTCCTTAGATAAACCATCTACAAACCTAGTTATATATAACAACACACTATAATAATTTGCATTAGTAAAATCATATGTTCTTACTAGTGGATAAACTGTATCACCCAATCCTACTTTAAAATTGTATGTATTAGTTACGTAAGCAGTTTTGCTAGGTAACATGTCACTCCAAAAGAAAGGACTACTATCGCTTTTAGTGCTTGATATAATATCTAATGAATCATCTAGGATAGTTAATGGTGAATCGTAAGGGGTATAGTTTTGATTATTTACAGTAGATACTAATAATGCTTTAAACTTAACATACTCATTTGAATTATATGAAATACTACTAAAGAAATTGTGACTTTGTTTTCTTATAATACTAGAAGGTATAACCAATGATGCACTATTTTGTATGATTCTCATACCGTACGGTACTACATCACCCAAGTCTCTATAATTATTTGCCCCAAAAGCAATACCAACTAAATTAGGAATGTTATTACATATACTCTTAAAATGACCTCTTATATCACCTGAATTGATTAATGTAATTTGTTCGTTGAACGGATTATGATCCAAGTTACTTGGAATTTGATAATATCCAGTTTTACTAATCTGGTCACTATATAACAATATATCTATTGCATTGCTATTTGATAGTGTACTTAATATCTTGATTGATGTTCTATTTGCAGACACAGTTACTGTATAACCAGAAGAATCAATTCTATCATTATCAACATATACAACAATTGTTGGCCAGTTTGTTGTGAGTGCATCTTTCATTGCAACATCACATACAAAAGTTTGGTCAGTTATTGTGTTTTCATTATATGCAAAATTAAATATCTGATATTGAAAACTATTTTCAATCGCTGGTTCCCAGCCTATTTTACGAACATATTCTTTATCATTAATGAATGAATGTACATAACCAGTATTAATAGCCTGATCGATAGATACACCACTAGATACGTAATTGAAAGAGGTACTGTTCAATGTTACATCAAACACAATGTCGCTTAAATTACCTACTCCACTATACTTAATCGGGAATCTTAATACAGAGTCATCTACTCCGGTTGTTTCAGCATACTGGAATAAAGTACACCCAGTAAAATTAGTTCCTGGATAATATTCAAATGCGCTAAAACTTATACCATTATTGTCATATATGTCGAATAAAGGTGGTTGATTAACTCTTTCTTTGAATTGTGAGGAAATCCACTGGTCTCCATCAAAATATAATGTACGCCCAACATGTGTGTCACCCCTAGTTATTAATATTTGATCCAGATATTCAATATCACCGTCACTTGCTTTAGTTAAAGTAACAATCCGTTGACCGTTAATAGTAGCTAGTGCAGCCACATATATTTTATTTCTTACAGCAAGACTAGTATCGTTTGCAAATACAATTCTTGCACCATCAAACAATCCACTTTCAGTGCCGTCAGGTTGATAATCAGTAACACCACCGTTAATAGTTGACAACGCATCTGTGGTTATTGTGTCTAAGAAATCAACCGGAGCTTTACCAAAATTACCTGAGTATAGTAATTTTAAATTTGGATAAAATTCTATAATAGGTCTCTTTGCTCTACTATCTAAACTAGATAATGCAGTACTAGCTATCGGGCTTACTGTGTTATTCTCTACTACTGTTTTTAAAACATCAACGTGGAACCAGCGGTTACTGCGACTCCATGCATTTCTATCAATGCTACTACGATTTATTGTAATATAGTCTTGGTCGTATGGCACTAAACTTGAGCCACCGAATGCATCCTCTTCAAACGAGGTGCCATCAAACGGTGTATTAAATGCCTGACTAAATGGTTCAGGAACAATCATTTCGCTAACTGGAATTAATGAGATACTTGACCCCACACCCTCTACGTAATAAAAGTCAGTTGTGTATTCAGTTGGGTACACGTTTCCAGCAAAATTTACTTTTAATCCATTTGTGAATTTAATACCGTTTGGACTGGTGTATGTCTTTTTACCTAGTATATCCTGTACGTTCAGTAATACATCTATTGGATTATCTATAATCTTAATTTTACCAAACTTAACATTGGACGTGCCACTTTGATAAAATAATGTATCTAATCTTGATGTCAACTGTGGCAATTGAATAATTTCACCGTAGCTATTTTTAACAAATGTTTTTGTTATATATTCTTTACCTGATTTAATAACCAATCTACAATTGTCAGGTATTGCATTTAATTGTATGATTCGTATTACAGGGTCGGGACCCACTAGTTTGATTTGGTATATATTAGAACTTAGATTAGAATAATACCCATTGGCAAAATCACCGTTGAAGTCTACATCATCATAATATTCACCTATAAACCCAACATCAGTTGGCTTTGCACCATAAAATATAAAAGTTTTTCCATCGATACCGGTAACGTTATCAATTCCTTTGATTTTGCTTAATAGCATTCCATTCAATTCAGCAAACGATAATGTCGTTACTAAGTCAACATCAATACTTTCTTGATAATTATATTCATCTTGTGTATCTGCTAATGGTACATCAAATTGAATTACTTGTTTTGCTATACCAGATGCTTGATTATATTGTATACCTAATATCTCACGTGTGCTTACGTTAGTGCTGACAGCACTTACTCCGCCCATACCCGGTACAGTTTGTATGTAAAACTTTTCAGTATTATCTACTATAAATTCATAACTACCGCCACGCACCAAAGTTATAGTAGGATTACTAATCTCTAACGGGACATCATTAACTGCTATGTCATAACTATTTGCATTAGATGTTATATTAAAAGAAGCCTTAACTAATAAATCTTCAGTAGTGACAACAACAGGTTCAGGACCTTGTGGTACCCAATAATATTGTCCAAAGTTAATTAATTTATCTAAGTCAGCAAAACTATCCCATGAATAGAATTCATTATTAAACAATTTGTTGTGGTTAGGAGCAACACCACTTTCTAAACTCAATGCATCAATAATACCGGGATACGTAATTAAGTCACTTGCTATTGAAGTATCTTTCTTTTTAAATATAACTGCCGGCTCTAATTGATAATTACTTCTTGCCGTAGATATTTCTGTTAGATACTTATCCTTGCTTTCGACCCCGTAGCCAAATTTACTACCAACAAAACCCTGTATTTTATTGAAGCTGGGTGGTTGAACTAACGTATCAAGCGTAGCATTCAAAAACTGTTCGTTAGTTTTTGTTTTGAAAATTTCCGGTAGAAACTCAATTGTTCTAATTCTTGTTGCCATTTATATATGCCTATACATTATTTAATTTGTAATTCAGCCGGTGTCAATGCTGAAATAACAGTGATATCGGTTGCTTGGGCGCAGTTAACAAATATTTCATAAGGGGCACTGCGTATCTCATACAATTCGCCAAAACTTAAATTTGGATCGTTGGGGACTAACACTACCGAATTCACTAAATCACCTATTCTACTATGTAAGTAGGCACTTAACTCACTAAAATAAAATGTATCGCCAAAGTCCCAATTATCAATACTAAAATAATTATTAAGTTCACCTAACACGGTTGTTCTTATTTCACTATCGCTGGCGGTAGTTGTTCCTGATTTAATAATCTTAATAGTTGCACGTAAATTAGGTGCAGCCTTATTACCAAACAATGGTTTAAATCTAACACTATTAAGAACTACACTATCAGTTAACATTTTATAAGTGTTAATATTACTGTATTCTTGATTCAATTCATTGATAGTTGGTGGTGTTGGTTCTGGTATTACACCGGTAGTATCTTTAATCCAATTTTGATATTGAGTGTAATAACTCTGTGTTACTAGATACAAATCAATGATATTAGTAGTTCCTGGATTAATACGTGTGGTATTATCTGATATGTGACGATATTGGAAATATAATCCTTGACGTCCAGTTTTAGCAACATAGTCTGATAATTGAACAATATTAAATATATTGGCGCTAGTAGTATCGTTAACTGATTGGTAGAATTTATTCTCAAATAATGCAAAGAAAACACTACCAACCGGGAATTCATACTTAACCGCACTAATATCTTGTAGTGTTGGGAATGATGCTAGTATCAAGGTACTATCTATCATAACATATCTAGTTAACATATTTGTGTCTACAATGCGTTGGAAAAACACATAATAAAATATATTATCAAATCCGGTTACATATCCAGTTACATCTCTAAAGAAATCTGGATCTTGAATAACGTTGCCCATGCTAGCATCGATACTAGAAACTTCTACGCTATAGTCATCTACATAACCATCACTCTCTGTTGGTTGTCCTACTACACGTAGTTTTAAATCTTTGGGGAACGGAGCATTACTTGTAGGCTGGCTATTAGATTTTAATATATTAATATAATCTTGCATTATCTTACCAGTCAACGGATCATATATTAGTTTGGATCTATCAAAACTAAATCTAATATCAGATACGCTAGCAAAATAATAAGAAAGACTTTTATAAGTTACTCTGTAGTTGTTAGACCCCAAACTTTGAAACTTTACAAAATGTCTAGGAGCATCATATGCACCTATACTCCAACGATTCTGATTTGCAAGTAATGTGTTATCGAACAGCAAGGTAAAATTTTTATTTAAATTAATTTCAGTGATACAATCTTGTACTACCGTTGTAGGGATTGAATTACTAAAACTAGGTATTACTGTAGTTAATCTTGCTTTTGTTGGAATAGGGCTTGATAATATAACCGGACCTAATCCATTACTCAACACTCCCTCTCCGTTATTTGATCCGTCACCGGTTACACTAACCACGCTTGTCCAAATATGTTTTACGTCTTGAGGACCTGATAATCCTTCAATCAACATATTTGAGTATTGGTCAAAGTAATAACCTTCTGGTGGAACAAAACGCAACAATGCTCCGGGTGTTATATATTGTGCATTACCTGATACATACGTACCTATCTGTGCGGGTCCTGCATAATTATATAAATAACCTGTGGTCTCTGTTGCATTATATGTTGTTTGTTGCCAATAATATATATATTGATAACTGACTGGTGGAAAATCTACCCACGGATAACGTTGTATATAATATTGATATGCTCTATGACCACCTAGAATATTAGCTAGTGTTTCTGTTAAGAAGTTAATAATTTCACTAGTAGTATTTGGATTGAAGTTTACATAACCTTCTGACTCATCTAGGTAAAGACCACCGTCATCCGCAAAGTCATTTGTACTAGAAAACTTTCCACTAGGATCTAGTAAATCAAAGTTACGACTAACACCAACGCTAGTACGATTCAATGCTTTACTTTTAATAATAGAACTGTATAATGTAAATGGGAAGTTGTTATAATCTTCACCATTAACCATACGATTTTGACTATAGTATCTTTGAGGTGCACGTGTTTTAATATTAGTAGCAGATTCACGTGTTTGTGCATTAGTAACCGGTAAAGGTAATTCTAATGTCATTAATAATGTTTCTGTTCTACCTGTTCTGCTAACATAACGTAAAGTAATATTGACACCTTGGAATTCGCTAGGATCAATTGTATAGGTTAATCCATTGCTTGTACGAATGTATGCACTAAAATTACCAATTGGTATTTCACTAAAGACTCCATCACCAAAATGATAGCTTACTTGGTCACTAAATCTAGAGGTTACACTAAAGATTTTCTTTTTGTTGTTGTTTTCTGTGCTACCCAAATTAGCAAAAACGCTGTCTACCTTTGACCATTCAGTTAATGCGTCTGTGATACTGTCTACAGCATACAACCATGTATCATCGTTATTGACTCCGGAAACATCTAAGTCAACTACTTGGTTGCTTATTTGTTCAGCTATGTTAAAATTATAAGTTTGTAGTGTCCCTTGTTTAAAATACATAAAGAACCCTGTACTAGGACTACCAAATCCTAATTTATCATTTCTATATAAAATATTAAAAGTTCGATCCGGAGCAGGACTTTTTTCGTAAAGTGTATTTTTATTCAAACTAGTTACACTAACACATTCAAAATTCATACTAGAGCCATCTACCGTTGCACTAAAAGGTGTTGTAGCTACTGCACCAGCTGGTAATCTTATACTGTATTCATCTGTTTTTATATCTAATAATGTTTGGCTATTACCGGGTCTACCTATACGTTGAGCATCAATTAAGGTAGCATTTAATACTGTATTAAATTGTTCTTGCCAATTTGGATTTGCCGGATCGTTCCATAGTACATTTAAGTTAGTTAAACTTACACCGTTAATATCACGTAATGATTCGGTTGTTTGTAGCGATACTATTTTTAAGAATCCTTGACCTGCATTGTTTCTTTTTGGAGTATATCCAACTAAGTTGGCAAGTTTGATGACACTATCTCTGCGTTCTGCTGTGTCAATAAAATTTTCACGGGTATTTAAATCACCACGGAAAGCAAGTCCTTGACCCATAAATGCTATAATATCAAGCAACGCAATATATTCACTGCTCTCTACATAGTCATTAAACGTTTCAGGGTAATATGCACGTAAGTAATCTACGAAATTCTTACGTAGGGACTCATAATCATAGCTTTGAAAATCGGCTTGGCTATAGGTTTTATAGATTGATTTCCAATCATTTACACCAAATACGCTTGCTTGTCTAGAACTTGTTGCCATATGTTTTCTCTTTTATATATTTATCTTAAAAAAAACATGGATTTTAGACTTGTTGGGCACGATTGCTAGCCTGGTCAAACAGTACTGCTAATTCAGTTGCGTTATTAAATGGGCTTACAGCCATTTCTATTTGAAGTAATATGCCACCTTCAACTTGCGTAACTACAACATCATTAATAATAACTCTAGGGTCTAATGCTCCTATTCGTTTTATCTCTTTTTCTAATTCAATTCTAACATCACTTGTGTTTGGTTCGAATACAAATGCCCATAATGTAGTGCCGTAGTCGGGGCGGCCGGGTTTTTGTCCTTGAGGAATATTTAACGCATTAATAAAATCAGTTATAACTAGTTCTTCATCAGTAGTTCTAAATTTCTTCCCCACACGCTGGTTTTTAGCATAATCTGCGCTGGATGTATCGTTTGATCCACGAGCATAACCCAAAGTTTTTACATTTTCAACATGTTGTGTACTGAACCCAATGAATACGGCCATATAATATCCTTAATGAAATATTTATGCTTTAGATAAATCAGCTATTTGTTGTCTCAAAGTTTCTTGTTTTTGCATACAGGCCTTGAATGCATCTTCGGCAGACTTAGCCTGAGAAGAATCTACACCAAATTTAGTTTTTGCATCATAGAAATTCTTACGTGTTGTGAAATAATTGTCATTTTCTGTATCTAATTCTTTCTTCAACGTATCATATTTTTTAGCTTGTTCTGCTGTTGGTACTTTGAATGCCCCTGGTGGTAAACTTCCAAAATTCAATCCCGGAACCTTATCATCTCCTAACAATGATTTAGATTGTTCCATTAATGAACTAAAGTCAAATGTATCAGTAGATACTGTTGGTAATTTAACGTCTACTTGACCGCCCGACCCTACTGCATTTAGTTGTCCTGCTAATTTTGATGCGTCGGCTGGGTCTAGTCCGGTACTAGCTAGAGCCTCCAATCCACCACCATTTAATTTACTCTTTAATCCATCAACACTAGAAGATAAATTTCCTCCACTAATAGAACCGGATATACTCTTAAAGGCATCTTTAATGTCTCCTGTTCCGGGAATACTAGGCTTATCTCCAAATCCAGAAGTCACACTACTGATAGAAGATAACCCTCCAAACAACCCAGTTAAACTAGGTGCTAATTTTTCACCTAATCCACTGATAGCAGTAAGAGATTTAGACATAGCATCTTCGGGACTAGTGGCGCCGGCCGTAGCATTTTTCATAACATTGCCCGCGTCAATTGCTGATGCACGTAATGAACCGCCCGGGCCTACTCCAAATAAACTAGTTAATTTCTCATTTACTCCACCTGGACTAGATGCAGATAATTCTGATTTCATTATTTGAGATTTAATGTCGGATGGTGTAGTAGAAGCAGGTGTGTTTTCTTCTTTAACTACCGTTAAGTTTTGAGGACCTTTAGTTAAGGGTTTTAGTGCGGCAGTCATAGTACCAAACACACCTGCAGCTATACCTTTGAGTTTATCGGCTGCATCAAACCCTCCAAGTTTTACCCCACTTAGTGCAGTCATATTTTTTTCTGATAGTCCGGCTGCAAAATTGCCTGATGCAATTAAATCTTTGGGTGATCCCGGAACCATATTAGTTAGTTGCGTTGCTAATCCGGTTAGTGATCCGGGAAGTGCGGCTCCTTGTTTAAAACTGTTAACATAAGACATAGTTGGGCCCACACCTAGACTAGCGGCACTCATTAATAATCCCCCTACTTGGGAAGCGTTTTCACCCCCAGTTATTACTCCGGTAGCTTTTAATCCCATTTCGCTAGATTTCAATAAATCGATACCTGATTTACTTTGAGCCATTGGGTTGGACAAATATTGATTAACATTTTTAATACCATCTTTACCCGTGAACAAATTACTAGGCATTGCTTCTGCGATTGACTTACCGTTTTGTATACCTGCATTTGCTACAACAGATGCGCCGGGCTTTAATAGTCCTGCTTGTTCAAGCTGTGTTGGATTAAGAGCAAGGCTACCCAATGCCGCAGTTTTTATACCTTGCCCTGAAGTTAACACCCCTGCACCTTGTACTAACGCAGGACCAAACGGACCGGCTACTGCTGTCAACGCCATCTGTGATACTAAACTGCTACTGGCACCTTTACCAATTGAATCTGAAATTGCTCCTATGTTAGGAACTGTTGCTGACATTGATGAACTAGTTAATGACTTAGTATTCAACACAGTTGATGCATTATTAACTGCACTCGCGGCTGATGTAGGTGGACTAGGAAAATTACTAGAGGATTTTAAATCAGCTTTAGCATCTGTACCTTGTCCTGCGTGTGCCCATGGCATATGAGCCGGAGCACGACTTGTAATACTAGATAACTTACCGGGAGCAGGTACATATCCTTTCTTAGCGTCTTCCAATGTATCAGTATGCGCTACGATAGGTAATTGTTTTACTTCCTCAGGGTTCAATGACATTTCACCGCTATTAAGTTTTACATCAGGTCCACCGTTAACATAAACAGTACCTTTAGATTTTAAACCCATATCGCCGGCGCTTGCTATAGCTATTTTACTTTCCACACGAACAGTATGGTCACCCTTAGTATAACCCCTGTAATTAGTTCCTACATAGTTTGTAGTTTCTTTTAAACTTTCTATTTTGACATTTTCTGCTGACAAGTTTAAATCTTTTGCGGCGTTAATATTAATATTTCTATCTGCATGTAAGTTTAAATCGCCCATTGTTCTTATGTTAACACTATTAGTAGAGTACATATCAATTGTACCTTCTTTACCTAATTCGATATAACTTTGTCCGTTAGCATGAATAATTGTTATTAATTCTGCCGCATCATTCATCATTATCATATGACCGGTACCAGTTCTAAATCTCATCAGCTGGTCTTTACCATAGATATCACCGTCATCCATAACCAATGTATGTCCACCGCGTCTACCTGTAATTTTGAAGTTCTCATTTGGAGTACTGTCATTAGCAATAGCATCGGCAATAGAACGGTCATCGTATCCGCCTTGATATATAGGTCTACCGGGAGTACTCATTCCAAATACACGACTAGGGCTTTCACGATTTGCACTACTTGATATTGTTCCCCTATCTGGGTCACGTATTAAACCTTGACGATTTAATATTGCCGCCTGATAACTATGTACAGGTCTATATTGAGTAGAAAGAGCAGGATTGAG